AAAAAATAACCTTTACACGATAACATTAAATGTAAGGTCCTATTTTGTAGCATACAGAGCACCAAGCTACTTGAATAACCTTGTTCTCTGCATAACTGCCTGCAAGCGACAGTGAAATCAAGTCCGTTTATGCCCCTATCTGAGAAAGGAACAGCCCACTTTTCAGCTAAACAGTCCTTTTCTAAAGGGCTTATATAACACTTTCTACCTTTTATAATTTTAAAAATTTTATGTATATTTTTCAAAAAATCTTATAGCTATACCGGAGCCTCGTAGGTTAATGAACTCATGCTAACCGTATCACCCGCACCGACCGTCAAACTCGATAGCTCTATATCACCACCGTTACCCGTGGCCGTTACAGACCCCCGTAAAACCTCTGCGTTATCTCTGTCCTGTAATTTAAACTTTGCCACTGTGCCGCCAGTCGCGCTGGTATCGTCTGAGATAGCCGATGCCGTTGCAATGCCTGATGCAGCCGCACCAAACGCCGGGTTAGTCATAGCCAGCGTTGCAACCTCAACATCGCCTGACGTCATAAAAACTAAATCCCCATTAGCATCAGCTGAACCTGAATCTATTGCGTCAACTACTGCATTTGCAACGGTGTTTCTAATCGCTGTTACATGTGTTATTGCCATTTTTTTACCCTTATTTAATCTTTACTTTTATCAGAAACATTCCCAAACATTTTGAAAAGCCTATTTTTCACCAGGCTTTCAACTATAAAAAGCCCACGTCCGCCCATATGTCCTGCTATCCCTACCAACGCTGCTGTTTTATAAAAATCCATTTCTACAGACAAACACACATGAGCCGTAACTACACCGGCAAAGCCCGATATAAACCATTCACCAATGAGCTCTGCTGTTGAAAAACCACACCCCGTTTTTTTAATCCGGCTGATATATGATGCGGTTCCCCCCCATAGAGCCATTAGAAAAAACCAAATATACCCAACACTATTTTCAACAATCGCTTTTACTGTTTCTGGCATCGCGTCCTTTTTATACTTTTGTAAAGTCGAGAATATTTACTTTTTTATACGACTATTAATAATCTGATAATGTTTGCCTAGCTAATGTAACCACTAGCCAAGCATTTTTATTATTAGCTCAAAATACCAGGCTGGCCCGTCAATTTAACCTTGATAGTCGCACCCGTGGTCGCACCCTTTCCTTCAACTGCCCAAGCACCATCTTTAACATCACCCGATGCGCCTGTTGCTGCGTTGTCGTCAAAGTCTGATGTCGATGTATCCCACATCACATATTCACCCGCTGCGATGACCGCCGCGTCTTTTTTTGCAACGTCAAACACACCTTCCACACCGACGGGGCCAATTGCACCCGCGCCAATATTATCCAACGCAATACCAACAACTGCATCGCCGTTTGATCCGATAATTACAACAGCACCCGAAAGCACCGCCGAACCGCCGTTTGTCCAATCAACAACACGGCCTTCCTGTACATAATTAGTAGCCATGATTTAAACTCCTGCGTTTTTAGCTAATGTTCTAAAATCCAACGGACTCACCGCCGCATCAATGCGCACTTTAAATTCAGCACCATCAACGCTCCACCCTTCTTTTGATTCAAGATAAGGTGTGTCTTGTCCGTCGAGATATGACACTTCAATAGTGTCGTGACTCATTACGTTTGCAGCCCCGTACCAACTAACTGCGCTGTTTGCGTCCAAACGGGCATCTGAAATAACATCAAAGGTGCCTCTAACACTGTTTGGAACTGTGTTACTTTTAGATGATGCACCCACTTCAAATTCAGAATTTGCGACAACATTGGCAGTCCCTTCCAGCGCCATTGGAACCAGCAAGTGAGCCAAACGAATATTAAGGGCGTGCGCATTACTGCTCGCGTCTGTTTGCGTACCCATTGCAACACGCATCAGATCAACCGTTGCTGTATTAATAGCCGCTGCTGTCATTAAGTTGCTATGGTCTGCATGAAATAATGCAGTGCCATCGCCCATGGTAGGATTGCCGGTTACTACTGCATAAACCAGATCACCAATAGTTCGAATAGCTGCACGGCCCATCCGCTGAGGAATGCGAGTAAAAGCGCTTAAATCATCGTTAATGATGGCTTGGCGAGTAATCCCGAACAATTTACCGTAAGTGGCAAGCTGCACGGTTTCGCCTCTGTCACCGATAGTTCCATAAGTGTATTCAGCGCCGTCTTTAACTTCTGCCAACGATGGAAACGAATTAAGATCAACACGACTGATCGGTTTAAAATCTGATGCTTCACCGGCTGCCGTCCAAAGCTGAAACGTTTCTTCTGCTTCGTCGTAACCTTTCAGCATAGATTTTTCTGCAACATTCGCCAGTAACGACGAAAAATCACCCGATGTATGAGTAAAGGCATTACCGATCAATGCCATTTTTGACATATTGCCGGTAGAAACGCCGTTCATTTTTAACGCCGCTCTTGCCAGTTCGAGCAAGGTAAACCCACGAAATTTATTTGACCTATCCTTGTCTTTTTCTGCTTTCGTTAATGTGCCAGCGCGAGAGGCTAAAGCCAGCGTTACGCCCGTTTTAAACTTATCTTTTTCTTCCTCAATAACTACTGCATGACTGCCCACCGGATCCGGGGCATTTTTGCCCATTTCTTCCAGTATCATAGAATTAGCCTTTGCCTTGTCGCAATTAATATCACTTAGGCAAGTTTCTAGCATCGCTGCTGATTTATCACCCAGATAAGCGCCGCCTGTTTTAAAAGCCTGTCTTATGTCTGTTTGACGTTTGTTTTCAGTTTCAACCGCTTTACGTGCAATCGCTTGTACGTCAACGGGTGCTGCTGGTGTTACATCAGGACTAACAACCGATTTCGGTTCAGTGCCCTCTTTTTTTACTGGCATGGTTAGCCCCTTGTTTTGTGGTAAATGTATTTGCATCCTCTGAGAAAATCCGGAAGGTGCGTGCTTATAACCAGCATCAGCAATTGATTGCCAATGACTGTCTGGTATTTTGTTTTCTGCATCATCAATATCAACCGCGCTAATCACTTCACTGACCAACCCTGCGGCTAATGCTTCATCTGCTGTAAACCATGTCTCTTCGTTAAGCATGGCTTGAATTTCGTCTGTGCTGGCATCCATAACCCGCGTGTATTCTTTGATTAATGCCTGTTCGTGTTTTTGCAAAATCTCGGCTTCTTTGGCCATGTCATTTGCATCACCAAAAGCGCCGCCTTGTGCCCTATGAATCATCATTAATGAGTTATCAGCCATTAATCGCGTATCACCGGCCTGAGCAATAATGCTACCCATTGATAGCGCATAGCCCTCAATAACAGTAGTGACCTCTGCCTTGTGATGGCGTAATGTATTGAGAATGGCTAAACCATCACCAATAAATCCACCGACCGAATTAATATGGACGGTTATAGTGCTAAGATCGCCTTGTTCATTTAGCTGGTTGATCAATCCGTTGGGTGTAACGTCCCAACCAATCACGCCAAATATATAAACATCAGCATGACGGTTTGCCATGTTAATTTTCATATCAAACCATGTTGACTCTGTTTTTTTGTCAGGCATTCTGTTCCTCTATTTTGGGCTGTTCTATTTCTTCTGGCACGGCATCAGATGCGAATACCAGACCGTACTTTTCAGCATCGCGCTTATCACGTGCAATCTGTTTTAATACTGATATTGGATTGCCGCCGCGCTTGCGAATAATATGTGACCTAGATGCAAAGCCATTTAACACCAACTCTGCATCTGCTCTTGCTTCTTTAAGTGGGTCCACCCAGGGAATAGGTGTGCCGGAACATTCAACATCAAATAACGTCAGACGGTCCACATCCCCAGGGATCTCCAAACCGCCCAATTCTGCCATTTCTACAAATTTTTGATAGTCGGGTTCAGCGGATTTCTTGATAAAATAATCTTTTAATACAGCGTAGTTTATTTGTTGCTCAACAAGCTCTTGACGCTGTGCTGCATAGGAGCCGTTATAATCGCGGGATATTGAACTATAGCCTGTGCCAACACCTGCAGCCGTGGCCTTTAACTGGCCCGCCCTAAACGCCTCTAGCCCTGAATTAGGACGGTTACTGTCAAAAGTACCCATCTCTTCACCCTGCGCCATATCAAAAATTGTCATGCCTTTTTCATATGTCTGGCGCTCGTTTTCGCCAGCTGGATCATACATATCGGGTGAACCTTTTTTAATATAGGCCACCATTTTCGCTGCAATCCGTGCCGCTATGCGCTCTGACTCTTCGTAGTCTTTTAAATCATCAAGCCGGTTCATCACCACAGCAAAAACCGAAACGCCACGCGTTTGTTTTAATCGAGTGGCTTGTTTTAAATGCCCAACATATTTAGCCTCTACCCGTTTAAAATCACCGGTATTAAGATACCATCCGGGATCGCCAGGGTGTGTTCTGTGTAAATAATAATGTGTAGGTCTGCCCCAGCCGTTTTTCCTAATGCCCTGCCTGATACCATTGGCCTCATCGTTTAATTCAAACGGCACATAATCTGGCTCAAATGCATCAATGGAAAGTAAAACCGGTGTGGGGTGTGGCAAGGTGATTATCTTGCCCATATGGTAAACTTTGAACGCTTCGCCATCTCTAAACCATGTGCGTGCTATTAGTCGCTCAAGTTCTGAAAGGGAATATTCACGGGTAACATCGGGATTCTTAGCCCAGCGCTCATGCCAGTCTAAAAGTGTTTCGTTAAATTCGTCGTGGAGCTCGCCAGCAAGGTTTTTAACCTGTGGCTCATAACGGATACCTTGACCAATAGTGTTATTGACCAGCGCATCAAGTACGCCTTTGGCTAAATCGTGATTTTGTTCGAGGTGACGCGCAGAAACCCTTAACGAATCACCAGCTTTAGCAACGGCCATATCGCCACTGCCTCTATCGGTTCTTGTTTTGCGCTCAAGGCTTGGTTTACCAGCTTCGTAAAAGTTAAGCTTATCGCGTTGCACAGATCGCTTGTGCGCAAATGATGGCGAAAAAAAGCTGATAACCTTATCAAGCCGGTTCATCATAAGCTCATATCTGCCGTTTTATAACGCAAACCACCTATACGCTGTGAGGTAGCCTTAGACGAAAGCAAACGGCTCTCCCAATCTGCCCGCGCCTTTCTGATTTCTGATAAATCATCATATTCAATCTTGCGACCGTTCAAGGTGCGAGATTTGCCGGACGCAACATCGCTTTCTACTTGTAAATAGAAATTAACCCATTCTTGGGGCGTTCTGTTTTCGGGTAATGTATCCATAGTGCGAGTTTCGCACGATAGTTAATGAAATTTCATGGCCTGAAATTTCATTATTTTTAAGGGAGGGGTTTAAAGCGGGTGAAAGGTGAAAGGTTAAAAATGAAAGGAAGATCAAGATCCTGGTTTATCATCTTTCCTTAAGATCGCCTTTTTTAGCATGACTGGTTAATATAAGATTTAAGGCTAAATCAGCAACCGCCTTCGGCTGATCTCTGCCTTGATTCATGATGTTAAGCATTTTTACTGCCTCCAAATCTTTTTGAACCGTATTTAAAATTGAACCAGTAATAGTTGTAACAGTTTTTGCGTGTTCCGTATCAAATTTACCATCCAAAAAACCATCAAGTTCATCAAATAATATGTCTCTAAGACCTTCAGTTGTTCGGGTTACTTTTGCTATTGAGCTCATCTTCTATTCCTCTTTTTAGTTTTATTTGTAATCGTTTTGCTTCGACTAGTGGTTGGGGTATGTCTGATGTATGTAATATCGTATTATTTGTAAATAATCCTTTTACATAAACATCTGTTATATTTTCTCTAATTTTTTTTAGGTAATTTTTACCCCTTTCAGCGATCTTATCCTTGTTTGCTTTTCGGTATTCATTGCCATATTCGGATATTTTATCTTTGTTTAACTCATAGAAAAGCTTACGTCCTACTTTTATTTTTTGTTTATTTTCTTTACGGTATCTCGCCATACGTATCAATACATTATCCTTATTTAATTCATAGTTCGCCTTCTTCTGTGCTGCTACCTTATCCTTGTTTTCTTCATAGTAAACCTTCCTCTGTGCCGCTAACCTATCCTTGTTTTCTTTCCGGAAAATCTTCCTCTGTGCGGCTATCTTTTCCTTGTTTTCTTCACGAAAAAGCTTACTTTGTGCCGCTAACTTTTCCTTGTTTTCTTCATAAAAAAGCTTATTCTTTGCTGCTATTTTCTCCTTATTTGCCTCATAATATGCTTTCTTATATTCACGTAGCTTCTGCTTGTTTTTAAATGGCATAAAAGAATCAACCCCCCGCAACAATGTTATAAATTTGCCGCTCGGTTTTATCAAAATCAATAGCTAGCTGACTAAT